AGACACAAACAGAGTGATGTATCTTGACCCTGGCGCCTTTGGCGGTTCATACATGAATCCTCCTCTTTACATTAAGCCGTTAGAAAACAAAGGATGGCTTGGGTTTATGGACGTGATATTTCCTGAATTAAGCCCGTGTAAACCTTATAGAACCGATTTAATTGATTTTGAAGACATTAACCAGAAAATAGAAGATTCGTACCCCACCATTCCAGAAGATGAGCGTTTAAAATCAGATCCAGATTGCGTAGTAGAGGTGCCTTACGCAAGAATCTTAGAAAGATCGGCCGCATCTGGTTTAGAGAGTATTATCACCTCTGCTATTAGGATTTATGTGAGCACTTATTTTCTTAAATCTATAGCAACATTTACTAAATTTAAGCCTAGTTTTCCGGACGTTTTTAGTTCTCTTTATGCAAGTTATATTGTGGAAGAAATGGAGGCGTCGTTTAAGGATGCACAAAAGGCATTTTGGGAATTTTTCAATCCCTTCAAAGACACCAAATTCTGGTATGCATTTTTAGAACAATCCGTTCAGCTTTATTCTCGGCGCATAGATAATGGAGAAATTAGTGATCCGCCGGCGCCAGTTGTGGATGCGCTGGTACGTCTTAATAATGTACAAGAAAATTATGTTTATCCTTATAAAAATGATTTAAAAAAAGCACGAGCAGATGGCGAAGCCGGGCTGTTTGAAACATTAAAAAAGTATAGGGAAAATAAAAATCTTGAAGCCGTTCAAGCCACAGAAGAAGATGCCAAGATGGTGCTCAAGGAGCTTGTGGTCGAACAATTAAATTATATGGGTAATAAATTCGTAAAGAATCTTAAAATCGTAGGAATGAAGCCAGAAATATACGACTTGAGCTATTATATCCTTCAAAACTTATCACAAGGCGGAGAAGGCTTAACACTCGATAAAGAAATTGAAGAAGAATATCAAGACTTACCAACAGAAGGAGACGAGTATTATACCAATGGAGGCGAGCTAGCTTCGTCAGATGGTACAACATATGTAGGATATTATCATGTTGAAAAAAACGAAGAAGGATATCCGATTTATGTTACAGGAGAATTTGAAACTGATCGCGCCCCGGGCCAGCCCCTAACTCCCTTTGCCAATAAAATCACAGTTCCAATTGGTGATATAGATGCGCTGGGGACAAGCATTGATACAAGTGATACAAGTAAACCATTTGTTGTTCAGAAATACATTAGCATTAATGGTAGTGCATATACACCAAGTAGTGCTGTGGATAAAATAAAAAGCATCTCTGACCAAAATCAAAATATTTCTGATGTTTATCCTGGCGATTTAGAGCTTGTAACCGATACGAATGGTCGGGTGGTAGGCATTACGGGAGAACTAGGCGTAAGACATGGTTTGAGATTTTATGCCATAATTGACGGTACAAAAACCAAAATTACAGATGTGGAAGTAGATGCTTTAGATCGTCCGTTGTCACAAATAGACCCGCTTGAGGGTGATAGCAAATTATTGTTATGTTTAATTAATCTGCTTAAAAAAGACGACAAATTTAGATTGACGACTGAATATATTTTCCCACTTAATAAAATTGTGGCCACTCTAGCCATTTATAACGGATTAGCCTTCATGCCGTCTATTGGCGAGAAAATGGTCAAAGATAATCAAACTGTGGGTAAATGGTATTGGGGAGAAGCGGACAGCCTTCCGAGCATCGGAGATCGCACCGAAAACACTATTTATACAAAACCCGGAGTGGCATTAACTTTTGATGCAGAAGGCAAAGTTGCCATCTATCCTCCAAATTATGCCGGCCCGGATACTCAAACTGATGATGATTCGGTGACGATTACTGATGCTGATGAGGGCTCGACTGAATATGATCTTTCACGACCAAATGGGGGCGGTTGGACCAGCAAACTAGATCGAGACCCTGGCCTATTTGGGGGTTTGTTTGTAAAAGAATGGGACAACTGGGATCAAACTCTGTTAAGAAATTCTAAGAGTAGGATTAAAAAGATTTTCAAGGGTTATTATAATTCGAGAGATTTTAGTCCGACTGACTCGGACGACTCAGGCGATAGTCCGGGCACTATTATAACTACCGAGTTTAGAGAACGCTTTAAGCCGCGGCCAGGACAAAACCTTCTTCCATTCTGGAAAAAGAGAATGCTTCGAACAAATCCATTTAATGCAAGTGGAGAAATGTGCGAAGAAAAAGATTAGATGATAATTACAGAGAGGTAAAAAAATATTATGGCTTCATTAGGAGTTGCTCTTCCGCTAGAATTAGATTCGGGAGACGGGTTTCACATGCTAAAGAGTATTAAGAATCTTGTTAAACAAAATTTAAAAATGCTCATACTCACCATTCCAGGCGAACGAGTTATGAAGCCCAAATTTGGAGTTGGGCTCTCTCGGTACCTTTTTGAGAATTTTGGTCATGATACAATGGCTCAAATAGATAATAGCATCAGAGAGCAAGTAAGTATTTATATGCCGGCCGTTATTATTCAAAATATTACGTTTGGCAACAGCAATCCCGATAATAATTATTTAGGGATTGGGATAGAATATTCTATTCCGGCCGTAGGAACAACAGATTTATTAGAATTAACTATTTAAAAATGAGGATTTTTGTATGTCATCAGAACAAAAAAAGATAGTACCCATAGATTACACCCATCGCGAGTATAGCAGCATTCGTGACGATCTAATGGAAATAGCGGAAAGGTTGTATCCGGACACATTTAAAGATTGGAGTGAGGCTTCTTTTGGGGCTTTGATGATAGATGCGGTAGCGTACGTTGGCGATCAGCTGTCGTTTTATTTGGACTATAATGTTAACGAAACCTTTTTAGATACAGCGTATCAGTACAACAATATTGTTCGTCATGGTAGAATTCTTGGGTATAAATATCAAGGACCCGATTCAACTTATGGGACGGTGAGCATGTTTGTGCTAGTGCCCGCTTCTACTACTGGACTAGGCCCGGACACAGATTATATTCCCATTGCTAAAAGTGGCACCCGGTTTTCTTCTCAAACGGGATTGAGTTTTGTTTTGACAGAAAACGTCGATTTTTCAGATTCTTCTAATCCTGTAGTGGTAGCAACCGTGGACACCGACACCGGCGCCCCCACATATTATGCGATTAAGGCTACGGGCAATGTGGTTTCGGGCTATATCACAGAAGAGCGAATAAGAATTGGCCAATATGAGAGGTTTTTGAAGACGAGGCTTTCGTCAAACAACGTAGCGGAAATAATTTCAGTTGTGGATTCAGAAGGTAACGAATATTTTGAAGTAGATTTTCTTGCACAAGACATGGTATTTAAAGAAATGGCCAACACTAATTACAAAAATGACAATGTTCCTTCGGTTTTAAAGCCCTACTTGGTATCTAGAAAATTTGTTGTTGAAAGAGACGTTGTAAACACTTATTTGCAATTTGGAAGCGGGAAGGAAGGAGAATCAGATGTTGTGGCCGATCCACAATCAGTGGCAATAGATGCTTTTGGAAAAAGCTATGTGACAGACACTACTTTTGATCCGACAAGATTAACAAAGAATCAAAGCCTTGGTGTTGTTCCTTCAAACACAACACTAACGGTCACCTATCGGCTTACTAGTACGGTAAATTCTAACGTAGCCACCAACGGGCTGAATCAAGTCAACACTGTGGAAATGAACTTTACCGATGCAGCTAGTTTAGTTTCTTCAAAAATGCAAGAAGTTATTGACTCTTTAGAAGTTGCGAATGAAGAACCGATTATAGGAGACGTTACCACTCCAGATTCTGATGAACTTAAAAGAAGAATATTTGACACTTTTCCAACACAAAATAGGGCAGTAACACAGGCCGATTACGAGAGTGTTGTCTATAGAATGCCTTCAGCATTTGGCTCCATAAAGCGGTGTTCTGTACAAAAAGATCCAAACGCAATAAAAAGAAATTTAAACTTATATGTTGTATCTGAAGATTCGCAAGAAAAATTAACAACGACGAATAGTACTATTAAAAATAATGTAAAGACATGGATAAATCAATATAGAATGATGAACGATACTATAGATATTCTTGATCCTTATATCCTTAATTTGGGCATTGAGTTTACCATAAAAGCGGCCACCGCCACTGACAAGTTCACTCTATTAGAGAGCGCTGTCGACGCGCTATCGAAAAAATATAGCACTCCTTTCTTCATTGGAGAGCCGATATACATAAGCGATATATTTTCAGAATTGAAAAATGTGACCGGCATATTGGACGTTGTAACTGTGACATTAAGGGCGAAGACTGGGGGAAATTATTCAAACGCGAATATAGATATTGACGCAAATATGTCCCCAGATGGAACTTATTTGGTAGTGCCAGCAAATGCGATAGTAGAAATTAAATATCCCGCCACTGATATTATAGGAAAAGTTGTATAATGGCCATCAAAAGATATACCGCATCGGCTGACAACACTGTTGTTAATGCTTATGAGCCCAATTTAATAACTCGCGCCACCGGCGCGAACATGGGCGAAGCAGACATATTGGAGACGTTTTCAATCTATGGTCGCGTAACAACAAGTTCCCAGGAGCTTTCCAGAATTCTTATCAAGTTTCCTGTTACAGATATTTCTAC